AGTGGTATCGCAAGACTGAGACTAAGGCTTTGTTGCCTGCGATGCTGTAACTTGACGGGTGTCGGGGACATTTGTCCCCGATCTTTTTATTTTTTAGGAGAAGCAAATGAAAGTAATCGTATCGTTTGAGTTTGAAAACATCAAAGACCCCAACAGTCCCGAAGCCACGCAGAAGTTGCAAGAGATAACCGAAGCGTGCGAGACGATGGGTATAGCGTTCGACGCTAACTCATGTTGGGTGGATGACTGTGTGGAAAGTTTTATTGACTGGGCATTAAAGAAGGAGGAAAGCAAATGAATACGCTAGAACGCATGGCTTTTGCCAACGCATACGCCAACAATGTGGCGCATCTCAGTCGTGACGAAGTCATGGCTTTTTTAGAGGAGTACTACACCAAAGACTACATGGACTACTCAGGTGACTACACGAGTCTCGTCGATGCCATAGGTATGTGGCGTGATGCACGCAGTTGGACTGGCGGTAAGGTGGAGTTGACAACACCGCAACTACAACGCATCGTTGACTTGCTAGTCCAGGCGTATGGGCACGAGATTGCCCGTGATGGTGACTGGTGGTTCGGCATAGATGACTACGACTTCAACATACATGACTGTGGCGACGATGAAGGCACGGGCTACTTTCATGTCAATGTGTACAAGCATGATGGCAACGGCATGAATAACTACGATGAGTGGTTTGATTTCCCCAAAGTTTTTATAAAAGAGTCACAGACAGACGAGGCATATCAAGGCAGAGTTGCATACACCATAGGAGAAAACGCATGAAAATGTTTGTAATGTTTGGCGCCATGCACATAGGAGATGAGGAAGTAACTGTGCACAACATCGTGCATACCGAGTACATGGAAGAGAACGACATAGAGCGCAAGGCACTGGCGCTAGGTGGGGCGGACTATCTAGCACCGCACTACTACGACGGCAAGATAACATTTACTAAGTTTACAAAGGAGAATGAGTATGTGGATAGTATGTAATGGTGACTTGCTAAAGGGTCACACTTTCTATGGTGTATTCGACACGATAGAAGAAGCGTATCAATGGGGTAGCGCCAACTTCGATGTAAGTGGGTTCTATGTAACAGAGTTAAAACCACGAAAGGAAATATCATGAAGATAACTAAATGCCTGTTGGCATTTCAATGGGAGGATGGCGAGCACGAAGCCATGTACGAGGGCTTGCCTGAGTATTTGCGTGACGAGATCAACCGATACATACAAGAGTTGGAAGAACTACGCACGCTAGAACCCGACGAGTATGTATTGTTTAACGACGAAGGAGAAGTGGAATGACTGATAAGACTTACAACGGCTGGACTAACTACGCCACATGGCGTGTGAACCTAGAGATTTTTGATGGGCGTCCACTGTCGGACTTCCCGTTCGATCAAGGTGCGTCTGATGACGCTGAACTCATAGACCCCTATGAGTTATCGCAGGCCTTACAAAACTATGTGGAGGACTACATCTACGAGGCGGGTGGGGGCGAGAACAACATCGCTGTGTCATACGCACTTGCGTTCTTATCCGATGTGAATTGGTTTGAAATTGCAGGGCACATGATTGCAGACGCCATCGAGGAGAGTAGCCACTAACTTGTCCATCGTTTGACAGAAAGTGAGAATCAAGATATGCTTAAACATAAAGGAGAAGTATATGAATGAAGCAATAGCAAACATTGCAAAGCACTGCCGTTTTGATGCGGCGCACTACACATGGATATACATTGAAAGGAACAAACTTGTCCCCAAAGAAGTGCCTGTGCTTGAAAAGAAGATGCTAGCGCATGGCGACTATGCTGCGCCACTCAAGACACGCGAAGTCAAACAACCATTCGAGAACATGGCAGTAGTAATGGGGTTCGATATAGCAAGTACTCATGTGGACTCATTCCTGTTACTTACATTTGATTGCCGTGATTCTGTTTTGTACGAAGCACATATGTGGGGGAAACTAAACGAGTCAGACGTTCCATTGGTAACACTGCATTTCAAACCAAAGCCAGAAGATTTTAAAAACATACCCCCTGTAACAGAAGAACACAACCCGAAAGGCAAGCGCCTCGAAGACTTAGTGTTAGTCTCTATGCCACCATTACTTCCACAGCACATGAAGGATAACATCGTTAATACGCTTATCCCAATCATGAAGATTGTTGCGTTGTATATCCCGTGTGCAAGCGAGGGGTTACTGCAAGGTGAGGAACTTGACTACTACCGCCCTACGGCGTTAGCCAACAACGCAAAGCGTATTCGTAAGGGTAAATCACCGCTATATGAGTGGCGCACAGTCACTCTAGAGCGCAAGCGACACGGTTTGCCATCTGCCCCGAAAGGAGGAACACACGCAAGCCCACGACTGCATCAACGCAGAGGGCATTGGTCAGTAAGCAAACTCGGCAAGAAGTATTGGAGACGAGAGACTGTTGTTGGCAACCCCGACAACGGAATGTTATTTCACGACTACACAAACAAGGAGAACCCAGATGCCAGACATTAAGACGGCACTAAACCTTGCCCTTGAGAACGGGCGCAGACAATTCTTAACAGCCACTCTTAGTGAGTGGGAAAAAGACGAACAGAAACAAATCACACAACAACAGGAGAAGCCTATGGGCAAACAAGTATTTAAAACCACTAACAATGTGACACGCGAGACATTCAACTACATCAAGAACAATCCCAACCTGACCACACCAGAGGTATGCAGGGCACTAGAGAAGCGTGGATTCAAGGAGAGTTCTGTGCACTCCATCTGCGCTCAGTTATCCAAGCAAGGGCAAGTCATCAAGGACGGGCACACCAAGCGCATGGTGGCGATAGGCGCAGAGTATCAACCGTTGAAGTCCGCATCCAAGTTCAAGTCGCTTAACGCACCTAAGACCACACTCAAAGTAGTCAAGCGCAGAGATGTACCGCAAGACGCTGGCCTTGCCGCTATTGCCCCAGTGCAAGAGAAGGTAGACACATCTCGCTCAACCATAGTACTTAATCGCAACTGGACAGCGCAAGGTGTTGTTGAGAAACTATCTGTCGTGCAAGCACGCGAGTTGTACGACTTACTCAAACAAATCTTTGGAGGCTAATCATGGATAACAATCAGACAACAGAACTATTTGCACGCACACTGCGTCGCACCGAGCCATACATGACCATCGAGGGTCCTTACAAGGCAGACGATGGTGCACCCATCTTGGCAGCCATCGCAGTAATCCTGTGCGTTGTGGCTGTATTCGTGTGGGGGTGGTTATGAAGATGAAGATCGAACTTGAATCACAAGAAGAACGCGAAGCGTTTGAGCTTATGAAAGCACAACCATCAAGAGAACAACTTGTTGCAGAGGTTGCCGTACTGACTGAGTTGGTGCGTGTCTTGTCCGACAGGGTTGCTGAGTTGGAGGGGAAGAAATGAGCGAATGCCCACACTGCGAGTACAACAAGAAACGCGCACACAACTGGCGTACCGAAGCATACAGACTGGCGGGACACCCATTACCAACGGAGGAAAACCAAATGACTAGACCAATCGGCATATCAGTGCCACACCGCAGGGTAGAAGAAGATGATGACATCCAAGACTACAAGCGACCTTGGGTTGGGCTGACGGAGGATGAGGTTTTTGCAATCAGCAACACCATGCCAGTTTCAGACCGTTTTGAATTTGCCAAAGCGATTGAACAAGCCCTTAAGGAGAAGAACACATGAAAACCAAACAAGAAATTAAAGACGAAATCAATGAACTGTATGGGGCAACTCAAGCCTTGCAAAACGCAATGAGCGTGCTCCATGAACAAAACATGAAAAAGTTAAAGCAGATGATGGCGTTAAATCAGATGCTCAAAGACATGGATGATGACGCCGAGGAGAAGAACAATGCTTGAAACAATCGCATGGGCAGTTATGTTGATGGTCTTGGGCGGAGCAATCGTCGTGATCGTAGGCGTAGCAATATTTATGATGTCGGAGGAAGAGTGAAGTGCCCCACTTGTGGCGCATGGACACTTGTAAAACAAACAACCAAATCACCCACGTTTGGTTACACCAGAAGGAGAGAGTGCGCTAATGAACACAGATTCACAACCCAAGAAGTCGTTGTCCCGCAAGAGGCAATTGATGAAGAACGAAGACAACATGTCGAAAATAATCTTGAACGATTGGAATCCATTCGAGCGAGCAGACCCAAAGCTGTTAGAAAAAGTAACGCAAGAATCTACTAAACAACGAATCAATAACTACGGAGAAGCATTGTTATGACACAAGATGAAATCATTGAGATGGCTAGAGAGTCTGGGTTAGAAACTCAAGATGGACTTTCTGAATCTGTTTTCTATTTTGCCAAACTGGTAGCAGAGCATGAGCGTGAGGCGTGTGCAAAGATTTGTGATGCATTTCAAGAGCGTAATGTTGGTATGCAACCAGCCGAATGTGCTGGCGCAATCAGAGCAAGGGGACAAGCATGATTCCTAACCACGCACAAATGAACCTACGATTCAACGGCACAACTGCCGACGACATACAAGTAAGTGGTAACCACTACAAAGATATGCCCATCCAGCCTTGGCATGTGATGGAGTCGGTGTTAACCCGCGAAGAATTCATCGGGTTCCTCAAAGGTAATGTGATTAAATATTCCCTCCGCGCTGGGCGCAAAGAAGGCAGCGATGACGCTGGTAAGGCTCGGCACTACATGCAGAAACTATCGGAGGTAACCAATGGCATCCACTCCAGAGAAGAAGGTTAAAGAGACAGTCAAGAAAACACTTGATGTCATGGGTATCTGGCACTTCTCGCCCTACCAAGCGGGCATGGGGCGTGCTGGTATCCCAGACATCATTGCTTGCTATGCAGGGCGGTTCGTAGCGATCGAGTGCAAGGCAGGCAAGGGCAAGACTACAGCCCTACAGGAGAGGGAGATAGACGCAATACGTACAGCCAAAGGGCTGGCGTTCATCATCAACGAAGACAACATGCACAACTTAAAGGAATTATTGGAATGGAAAAACGAAGAACACTAGGACAAACCAAAGAAGCATTGGAGTTCATGTCAAAACTTGACCAACTAACAGAGGAGAAGCGCGATCACTTGCGCCTGATCTTCAAGGGCTTGGTCGACTGTTGCATCGACGACAAGATGCATGGGGTCGTGGTACTGGGGCACGAGGACAGCCACGCGGGTATCTTCACCCTCAACTGCAACGAGATGGAAGCAGCCTACATACTGAACCAAGTCACGGGCAGTTTCAACGACATGAACATGGCAGATGCGCCAGCCAAGGAGATGTTTAATTGACAGCCGAGCAAGAGATACAGGTTATAAACCTAGCAACTAAGTTGGGGTTGTCGTCCATGTACGATGCCCCACGCGATAGCTACTCAAACTGGCGCACCAAGGTGCTGACGTTTGCACAACAACTACTACACGAGAAGCAATATGAAACCATTCGACAAAATAATAACGATTGACTTCGAGACTAGATGGTCTAAGAAAGACTACACCCTATCAAAACTGACAACTGAGGAGTACATACGTGATAAGAAGTTCATTGCGTTCGGGGCTTGTGTCCATGTATACGGAAGCGGAGAAGATATTAGATGGGTTAGCGGAGGAGACCTACCTGAATTCTTTTCTGGAGTCGACTGGAGCAGAACCGCAGTGCTTGCGCACAACGCACAGTTCGATGTATCCATTATGGAGTGGGTGTACGACGCCCATCCATGTTTCATCTTCGACACGCTATCAATGGCACGCGCTCTACGAGGCGTGGAAGTTGGCAATTCCCTCGCGAAACTCGCCTACGATTTTGGTCTTCCCGCCAAAGGGACAGCCGTACACTCAACAGATGGACTCGATCAGTTGGATAGTGCGATTGAGGCCGAACTTGCTGAATACTGCAAGCACGACGTCGTTTTATGTGAAGAGATATTTAGGCGTCTCTCGCCAGAATACCCCACCAAAGAGCTACGACTGATCGACATGACGCTCAAGATGTACACACGACCAGTGTTAGTTCTTGATCCCAACATGTTGACCGATGCAATTTTTGAAGAGAAGGAGAAGCGTGATGAATTACTACAGAGGCTCGGCGTGGAGGAAACTTCGCTCGCGTCGAATCCAAAGTTTGCAACCCTACTTGAAGCGCTTGGCGTGGCTGTCCCGACCAAAGTCAGTAAAACTACCGGCAAGCAAACACTTGCGCTGGCTAAGAACGACGCCATGTTCCAAGCGTTACTCAACGGTGAACGTGAAGACGTTGCCCTCCTTTGTGAAGCGCGTCTTCGGGTTAAATCTACCACCGAGCGCACAAGGGCTCAGAGGTTCCTCGACATTAGTCAACGCGGCTCCCTACCAGTTCCTCTCTCCTACTACGGTGCGGCGACGGGTCGTTGGACGGCGGCAAAAGGCTCGGCGATTAACATGCAAAACCTCAAGCGAGGTTCATTCCTACGCAAAGCGGTTATGGCTCCCGAAGGCAACAGTCTCGTCGTGGGTGACCTCTCGCAGATTGAGCCGCGAGTACTCGCGTGGCTTTCGGATTACACAGAGATGCTTGACATCTTTCGGGCAGGAGGTGATCCTTATGCCGCGTTCGGTGCGCAGATGTTTAACATTCCCGGACTTAGTAAAGAATCGCACCCAGATTTACGGCAGTCTGCAAAAAGCGCATTACTTGGCTGTGGCTACGGGCTCGGATGGGCTTCGTTTGCGTCACAGTTACTTACAGGTTTCCTTGGCGCACCGCCAGTCAGGTACGACATTACATTCGCAAAAAAACTCGGCGTTACTAAAGAGGCTGTGGAACGCTTTATAGAGTGGGACGACAACGTGCTGAAGATGCGTGAGATTCCACACACATGCACAGAGAAAGAACTGCTCATCCACTGCATGGCTGCCAAGAAGATCATCGACATCTACCGCTCGACTGCTACGCCTGTGGTTGACCTGTGGAATATGTTCGGGCAGTTGATCGAGACCAGCCTGTATGGTGGCAAGGAATATACTTACAAGTGTCTGACCTTCAAGAAGGGCGAGATCGTTTTGCCGTCTGGCATGAGCCTGCTGTATCCTGACCTAAAGCGTACCAAAGACGACAAGGGTAGGGCGCAGTGGACATACGGAGAAGATTCGACTAAACTGTACGCAGGTAAGATAACAAACAACGTCACGCAAGGCGTAGCAAGATGCGTGATGACTGACGGGATGCTCCGCGTAGCAAAGAGATATCCAGTCAAAGGCACAGTGCATGACGAGTTAATAGCCGTTGTGCCAGATGCAGAGGTTGATGACGCTAAGACTTGGGTCTTGGCGCAAATGACTATGGAGCCACGGTATATGCCGGGCATTCCACTAGACGCTGACGGTGGCGCCCACCGTAGATACGGGTTAGCAAAAAATTAGGAGAAGCATGCAGATACCAAAGAAAGTTAAAGTTGGTGACAAGTGGTACAGCGTCGAGGTTGTCGAGGCTATGGTCGAGAAAAATCTTATGGGCAAGGTTTACTACCCAGAACAAAAGATCAAGATCGGCTTAGCCAGCACACAGACAGGCAAGAAGTTTGCACCCACCGATGTCAACGATACCTTCTGGCATGAGTTAGTTCACGCAATACTTGACGACATGGGGTACGACACCTTAAATCGTAACGAGCGATTCGTGACTGGCTTTGCAAGACGTTTAACCAAAGCAATAGAGACTGCGAAATTCAATGACTAAAGTTGTTTGGAGCCACAGCTCCCTTAAAGACTACGAGGGCTGCGCCCGCCGTTACCACGAGGTAAAGATTCTCAAGAAGTACCCCTTCAAAGAGACACAAGCCGTGATTTATGGCAAAGAGTTGCACAAGGCAGCCGAAGACTATGTTGGTAAAGGCGAGCCGTTGCCCGAACAATTTGAGTTCATTCAATCTACACTCGATGCGCTGATGGCCAAGCCCGGTCGCAAGTTGGTCGAGTACCAGATGGCATTGACCGAAGACCTACAGCCTACGGGCTGGTTCGATAAGAACGTATGGGTTCGAGGCGTTGCCGACTTGCTGATAGTGGACGACGACAACTTGACCGCATGGGTGGTTGATTACAAGACGGGCAACAACAAATACCCTGATCGTGAACAACTCAAACTCATGTCGCTCATGGTGTTCGTCAACTTCCCACACATTCGTGAAGTCAAGTCTGCCTTGCTATTTGTCGTGAAGAACGATATGGTCAAGCACACCATGACAGTCGACGAAGCAAAGGCTGAGTGGTGGAAGTATCGTGAGAGAGTCGGACGCATCGCGGCATCTATTGACGCTGATGTATGGAACCCAACACGCACCCCGCTATGCGGATGGTGCCCAGTTAAATCATGCGAATTTCATAAGGAGCACTAGCATGACACAAGTAAATGGCAAGCGTGATTACAAACACGCGTACAAGTTGCAAAAGAAAACAGGCGAAACTCAAGACCAACTTGAGCGTCAAAAGGCTAGGCAGTTGTATGACAAGAAAGGCGTCAACAGAGCAGGCAAAGACATCGACCACATCACACCACTACGCAAGGGCGGTAAGACAAAGCCCGGCAATTTAAGGTTACGTAACAAGAGCGCCAACCAAGGCGACAACAAATAACATCAGAGAAGCAAATGGAAATAATCGAAGACAAAGCACTCTTACTACGAACCAGAAGCCCAGAAAAATACAGCATCATTCCACGCAGTCAAGTCGTTGAGTCCTACTCGGACGGCTCTGCCGACGTTGCTGTCTTCTGGGGTCTGGACGAGGCACGCGTGCTAAAGAACATGGGCGTCAAGAACGTCCCCTCACCAATCACAAGACGCTACAACTGGCCGGGGCGATACAAGCCTATGGCGCATCAGGTCGAAACGTCATCGTTCCTCACACTACACCGCAAGGCGTTTGTGTTCTCCGAGCCCGGCACGGGCAAGACATTGTCTGCGCTATGGGCGGCTGACTACCTGATGCAACGCGGTGAGGTGCGTCGCTGTTTAATCTTGTGTCCCTTGTCGATCATGCAGTCAGCGTGGATGCAGGACTTGAACGCCAGCATCATCCATCGCAGTGCAGTCATCGCCCACCACCCACAGGCGGCTAGGCGCATCGAGATGGTTCAGCAGAATTACGACTTTGTAATCACGAATTACGAAGGGCTTAATTTAATTGCCGACGAGATCAACGCCAACGGCAAGTTCGATCTGGTTATCGTGGACGAGGCTAACGCCTACAAGACGGTGAGCACACGGCGCTGGAAGTCACTGCAAGCGATCATCAAGCCCGACACCTTGCTGTGGATGATGACAGGAACGCCGGCATCCCAGTCCCCTGCGGATGCGTATGGCTTGGCTAAGTTGGTCAACCCCAACAACGTGCCTCGGTTCTTTACGGCGTGGCGCGATCAGGTGATGAACAAAGTCACCCAGTTCAAGTGGGCACCAAAGGCTAACGCCACCACGCTCGTGCATGAGGCGTTGCAACCCGCTATTAGGTTCACCAAAGACCAATGCTTGGACTTACCGCCCGTCATCACCATGACCCGCGAGGTGCCCCTGACCCCACAGCAGAAGAAGTACTACGAGTTGCTCAAGGAGCGCATGCTCATACAGACTGGTGGCGAGACGATCAGCGCAGTCAACGCGGCGGCTGGTGTATCCAAGCTGTTGCAGATTTCCTGTGGTGCTGCCTACACCGATGACGGCGAAGTAGTTGAGTTCGATGCCGCGCCTCGCTTGTCGGTACTAGAAGAAATTCTGGACGAGACTAGCCGCAAGGTTATCGTGTTCGCGCTGTTTACCAACAGCATCGACGCCATCATGAACCACCTCAACAAACAGGGCATTCCTGCCGAGATGATTCGTGGGGACGTACCGGCATCCAAGCGTGGTGACATCATCCGCAGATTCCAGAATGACCCCGAACCCCGCATCCTCGTGATGCAACCGCAAGCAACTGCACACGGCATTACTTTGACTGCCGCTGACACAGTTGTGTTCTATGGCCCATTGATGTCGGTGGAGCAGTACATCCAATGTATTGCGCGTGCTGATCGCAAGGGTCAGACGTCCGACAAGGTTACTGTTCTACACATAGAAGGTAGCCCGATAGAGAAGAAGATGTTTAAAGCATTGACTTCCAAGGTGAGCGACCACTCACTATTAACCCAGTTATTCGAGAGCGAAATTAAATCTTGAAAGGAGTTTGCAAACAATTTAATTTCATGTACACTGTCCAACCTTAGACAAACATCAGGAGAAAACAACAATGAGTGAACAACAAATACCACTCGATAAGTTAGCAAAGGTCTACCGCAAAATGCGTGACCAGATTTCGGAGTTGACCAAAGAGTACGACACGCAAGTGGAGATACTCAAGGCACAACAAGAAGAGATCAAGAACGCCATGAAAGAACAGATGCAAGCACTCGGCGTGACTTCTGTTCGCACTGACCAAGGCACAGTAGTTCTGTCTGTGAAGACGCGCTACTCAACAGCCGACTGGGACTCATTCAAGAAGTTTGTGACGGAGCACGATGCCCTCGACTTGTTCGAGAAGCGGATTGCCCAACTCAACATGAAGCAGTTCCTTGACGAAAACCCCGGTGTCGTACCTCCGGGTCTGAACTCCAATTCGGAGTATGACGTATCGGTACGCAAACCCTCAGCAAAGTGAATATGACTAAACCAGCAAAAGAAGTGGTAACCCCACAAGAAGAAACCGTGGCAGTAGCCTCTGTGTTTGACGGAGAGCAAAGCGATAGATGGTTGCGCGACAGCGCACTAGGCTATGCAATGAACCTACACAAAAACAACGGCGGTATGTCAACCGCCCAACAAACCATCGGCAACGCCGAAATATTTTTAAACTTTCTTAAAGGAGAAGCGCTATGAGTAACGTAGCAGTATTTAACCCATCCAAACTTCCAGCCTTCGCCCGTACTGGCGAACTCTCTGACGTAGCGCGAGCCCTAGCGGGTGGTGGCGCAGGCAACGCTGGCAAGCGTATCTCTATCAAGGGCGGTGTTTTCCGCCTCTTGGCTGGTGGCAAGGAAGTTGCCGCTATTGATGAGCGCTTCCTCGATGTGGTGATCGTCAAGGCCGCACCCAAGGTCGCACGTACCTTCTACATGGCTAAGTACGATGGCGAGACAGCCGCCGCCCCTGACTGCTGGTCAAACGATGGCGACAAGCCAGACGCTAAGTCACGCAACATCCAGTCGGATACTTGCGCTAGTTGCCCACAAAACGTAGCGGGTTCTGGTAATGGTCAAAGCCGTGCCTGCCGTTACCAACAGCGCCTTGCTGTTGTGTTGGCTAACAATGTTGAGGGTGACGTGATGCAGTTGGCTTTGCCAGCGACATCCATCTTCGGCAAGGAAGACGGCGAGAACCGCCCACTCCAAGCGTATGCCCGTTGGTTGGTTGCCCAGTCAGTTGACCCTAGCATGGTAGTTACCCGCATGAAGTTCGACACCAAGGCTGAAGCCCCCAAGTTGCACTTCAAGGCTATGCGTTGGTTGACCGACGAAGAGTATGAGTTGGCTACCAAGCAAGGCGCGACAGACGATGCGTCTAAGGCAGTCGTGTTGAATGTAGCCACGCAAGACGGCAAGCCCGCCGATGCGCTCAAGGGTATTGCACCCAAGACCAAGAGCGTTGCTGAGTTGGCAGACGACGAGGCAGACGAGGCTCCAGCGCCAGCACCTAAGCCCAAGGCTAAGCCCAAGGCAGTCGAGGTGGAGGAAGACGAAGAGCCAACCGTGCGCAAGGAAGAGAAGAAGCCTAGCGCCGTGCCCGGCAAGAAGTCACTCGCTGACGTAGTCGGTGCGTGGGACGACGAAGACTAAAAGGATTTGGGGGAAAGGCTGTAAAACGATGGTCGCTATGCACACAGCATAGAAAGACGCACAGGCTGAGTACCCCACCTATCTACCATGCCATATTCACAAAAAATCATTGACGAAATTGCGAAGACGCCTAAGTCGCTGGGTACCCAGCTAGGGCGTTGGGCGATTCACCATGACTTCTCGGTCGTGCGCATATCTAAAGCCTTGGGTGTGACGCGCCAGACTGTGTACAACTGGTTCTTGGGTAAGGACATCTTCCCCGCCTACGAGTACCGTGCCGAAGTAATGCTCGACATATTAAAAAAATCAAAATCAGCCGACGAGGCTTGGAGAGAAACATGCAAAATTTTCAACCTAAAAACTTGACCAACAGCGAACTCATTAACCAATGTGCGCTGATTCTCGATAGAGAAGACTTGCCATCTGCGTTCCAACACGAACTGCTACGCCGTTTCACGGCGCTTGCTCCGTTGGACGAGTTCCCACCAAAAGACCCCGCGCAACAAGACCTGTTCCTCTAATCAACCCAAGGACTTAAATGAATCCGCTTGAATTCCTAGCGGTTGTTTTGCCGTCTGCGGGTCACGGGA